CTATGTAGATTTAGCAAAAATTAAAAACGTAAGTAAAAGTGCAGTATCACAAAGAAAAGCAAAAGGTATATTTAAACAGGCATTAGTAAAAACTGAAGATGGAAAAGATTTTCTAGATAAAGATTTAGCTCTTAAAGCATGGGATGGTGTTTTTATACCAGTTAAGGACACAAAACAAGAACTTAAACAAAAGATAGATAGTTTACCTGCTGATTCCATACCTGATTTTGCAGAAAGTAAAGCTAAAAGGGAATTTTATTTAGCAGAATTAGCAAAGTTAGATGTAGAGGAAAAGAAAAAACAGTTAGTTAGTGTTGATGAAATAAAAAAAAGCAGTTTTGCAAAGGCTAGATCAATAAGAGAGGCATTAACAAATCTTGCAGATAGATTAAGTCATCAATTAGCAGGGGAAGATGATGCAACTGTTATACATAATTTATTATCTACTGAACACAGAGAAGCATTAGAAAACTTAGCACAATGAACGCATGGGAAGAGGGATTTCTAGCAGGTCTTAAACCAGAAAAACCATTAAGTGTTAGTGAATGGTCTGATACTTATAGAATCCTGTCTAGTAAAGCAAGTAGTGAACCAGGTAAATGGCGTACAAGTAGAACACCATATCTAAAAGAACCTATGGATTGTTTAGGTACACAAAGTCCTATACAACGTGTGGTGTTAATGTTTGCAGCACAGACAGGTAAAACTGAGGCACAAAACTGCTGGTTAGGTTATGTAATAGACCATGCCCCTGCACCTATGTTACTTGTACAACCTACTGTGGAAATGGGTAAAAGATTAAGTAAACAAAGATTAGAAAGTATGATAAATGATACACCTTGTTTAAATGAAAAGATTGCACCAGCTAGAACAAGGGATAGTGGTAACACATTATTTAGTAAAGAGTTTCCTGGTGGCATGATGCTTATTACAGGAGCAAATTCAGCAACAGGACTAAGATCAACACCATGCCGTTATATAAGTTGTGATGAAGTAGATGCGTTTCCGTCAGATGCGTCAGGTGAAGGTGATCCTGTAGCACTTGCGGAAAAAAGGGCAACAACATTTAGTACACGTAAAAAGGTATTACTTACATCTACACCTACTATTAAGGACTTTTCAAGGATAGAGGCAGAATATTTAGCAAGTGACCAAAGACTATATTATGTACCTTGTCCTTTGTGCGGTGAGTATCAAGATTTAAGGTGGAAACAATTACAGAAAGAAGATGTAAATAATGTTAAATATAAATGTATACATTGTGAAGGTTTATTTGATGAAAGCCATAAAACAAAAATGCTTAGAAAGGGAGAATGGAGGGCTAACAAAAATGGTGATGGTATAACAGCAGGTTTTAGGTTAAATGGTTTGTATAGTCCATTAGGCTGGTTTAGTTGGAAAGAGGCAGTAATGGAATTTAATAAGGCAAAAGGTGATGCACCATTAATTAAAACTTTTGTAAACACACGTTTAGCAGAAACATTTGAAACAGATTATGTAAGTGCTATGAGTGCAGAAGGATTATTAAAAAGATGTGAAAGTTATGAACAGGCTACTTGTCCAGAAGGTGTTTTATTTATTACGCAGGGTGTTGATTGTCAGATAGATAGATTAGAAGTAAGTACATGGGGTTGGGGTAAAGGTGAAGAATCATTTTTAATAGACCATGTACAGCTATGGGGTGATCCACATCAGGCAGAAGTATGGAAACAATTAGAAATAGTAATTAATCAGCAGTATGAACATGAAAATGGTAAAAGTCTTGTACCTGTTATTACTGCTATTGACTCAGGCGGTTTACATACATCTGAGGTATATCAGTTTGCTAGAGAGAAAGTAGCACAGGGTATTATTGCTATTAAAGGACAATCTCAGGCTAATAAACCTGCTATTGGTAGACCTACAAGAGTAGATATCAATTTTAGAAAGAGTAACAGGGCTGTTAAAAAAGGGGGTTTAGTATATCCATTAGGAGTAGACACTATAAAAAATACTTTGATGGGTAGATTAAAGAATAATAAAATAGGTAGTGCTGGCTATATACATTTTCATGCAAGTACAAGTGAAGAATATTTTAAGCAGATAACAGCAGAAAGACAGATACTAAAAACAAATAAATCAGGTTTTCAAGTTCCACAATGGGTTAAAAAAGGTAATACAAGGAATGAGTGCTTAGACACTTGGGTATACAGTTATGCTGCAATGTGTTTATATATAAGTAAATTCAATAGAAATACGGTGTGGGATCAGTTAGAAAATAAATTAAATAATGCTGATAATGTAGTTAAGCCTAAAAGAGCTACAATAAGAACAGCACCAAAAAAAGATTTTGTTAATTCTTGGTAAACTAAATGTTTAAATCTGACTTACCTAGTATTATTGTTGCTGGTACTACTATTGAATGGGTAGATGAAGCTACTACTGCTGGAATAAATGAAACTATAAGTAGTCCTGATTGGACATTAGAATATTATCTCAGAACAAATACAGCTAGTGAAGGACATACTGTAACTGGTACACAATACGAAAACAGCACAGGCTGGCAGTTTACAATTAGTGCTACAGATAGTGCAGGGTTTGATGCAGGGAATTGGTTTTGGGCTGCAAGAGCATTTAAAAGCGGTAAGGTTTTTGAGATAGGTACAGGAGAGCTAGAGGTAAAACAATCTTTACAATATTCTGGTACACCTGCTGCAATAGATAACAGAACACAGACAGAAAAAGATTTAGATGCTGTAACTGCTTGTATTAGAGCCTTGATAGAAGATAAGGCACAGGAATACAGCATTGGTAATAGAACATTTAAAAGAATAGATATTAAGGAACTTAGAGCAAGAGAAGCAGAATTAAAAAGTAGAGTATTTAGCGAAAAGAGGTATAGTTTAAAAAGTCAGGGTTTAGGAGACCCTAAAAACCTTTATATTCGCTTTTAGGAGAGTTAAATGGGCTTAAGAAACGCTTGGAAGGGCTTATTTACATCTAATAATGACTTAAATAGTCGTAGAAATAGGTTAAAAAGAATGTATGCAGGTGCAAGAGTAGATAGAACTAACCTTAGTTGGATTACACCTTTATCATCACCAGATCAAAGTTATAAAAACTCTATAGAAACTCTTAGAAAACGTGTACATGATCTAGTACGTAATAATAATTATGCAGCACAGGCAGTTAGATATGCAACTAATCAGATAGTTGGACAGGGTGTAACTATGCAAGCACAAATAAAAAGTCAAAGAGGCGGTACACCTAATACTAGATTAAATGAGTCTATAGAGAGTGAATGGAGTAAATGGGGTAGAAAAGATAGCTGTGATATACGTGGTGTTTTATGTTTTTCTGAACTTGAAAGACTTGCAGTAAGGTCAATGATAGAAAGCGGTGAATGTTTTATTGTTATACATAGAAAAGCGTATGGTAGAAGTAAAATACCTTTTTCATTAGAGGTATTAGAGGCAGAACAACTAGATGCTGATTATAAAGGTGTAAAAAAGAATAATAAAAATGTATGGCGGTTAGGAATAGAGATAAGTCCAGAAGGTAGGGCAGTTAGTTATGCTTTTTTAAAAAAACATCCTGGTGATACTACATTCGAAAATCCTGTAAAAGAAAGAAGGCATATTATTGTACCTGCAAAAGATGTAATACATTTATTTATGCCATTAAGACCAGGCCAGCATAGAGGCGTACCATTTTTAGCAAGTGCAATAAATCATTTACATCAGTTAGATGGATATATAGAAGCAACTGTTGTAGGTCAAAGAGCAAGTTCTGCACTTATGGGATTTATTACAAGTCCAGAAGGTGAGCTAGATGCAGGTGGTGAAGTATTTGATTATGAACGTGTTAGTGGATTTGAGCCTGGTACTTTTAAATATTTAGCACCTGGTGAATCCATATCTGTACCTGATTTAGATAAAGCTAATGGTGAATTTGAACCATTTGTAAGGGCAATGCTTAGAAGTATGGCTAGTGGTCTTGGTTGTAGTTTTGAGGCTATAAGTTCTGATTATTCCCAATCTAATTACAGCAGTAGCAGGTTAGCAATGATGCAAGATAGAGACCATTGGAGAACAATACAGAAGATGTTGAAGGAAACTTTTTACCAACCTATATATGAATACTGGTTAGAAATGGCTGTATTAAGTGGTACTTTGTCATTACCTACATATTCAACAACACCAGAAGTATATGAAAAAGTTAGATGGGTATGTAGAGGATATAGTTATGTAGATCCCCAGAAAGAAGTAGCAGCTATGAAAGATGCAGTAAGGTGTGGATTTAAAACATTAACAGATGTTGTTAGTGAAAATGGTGGAGATATAGAAGAACTGCTTATAGCTAGACAGACAGAACTAGCAAAACTAGATGAAATGAATATTGTGACCGACTCAGACCCAAGTGCAACCAACAAATCGGGTGGCAGTCAATTTAAACCTATTAATACTGTAGATCCTTTTGGTGATACAGATGCACCTACTGGTGAGGATGCAGAAAACGTAGCGGATGGCTCAGATGGCAGTTATTAATGGTACAGAAATAGATCTTATGCCTACAGCAGGTATGAGAGAAGAAGCACAAAGGTATAGAGATTGGAAATCAGAAGGTGAAGGTGGTGGCACAGAAGTTGCAGCAAGAAGGGCAACACAAATATTAAGTGGTAATGAATTATCACCTGATGTTGTTGTTGCTATGTCAGCATGGTTTGCAAGACATGAAGTAGATAAAGAGGCAGAAGGATTTAGACCTGGTGAAGATGGCTACCCTAGTAATGGCAGAGTAGCGTGGGCTGCATGGGGTGGTGATGCAGGTAAAAGTTTTTCTGATGCAAAATCAGCTAGAATAAAAGAATTAAGAAACAATGATGCTATGCCTAAAACAAAACGTGCAGCAAAACGTGCAGAACCAGATGAATTATCTGTAGGTGATTCAGTTAGATGGAACGCTAGTGGTGGTGTTGCAAGAGGTGTTATAGATTCTATTGAACGTGATGGAACTATAAATGTACCTGATTCAAGTTTTGAAATTACTGGTACAGAAGATGACCCTGCTGCATTAATTACTGTATATAGAGAAAATGATGGTGAATTTGAAGCAACAGATGTAAAGGTAGGTCATAAATTCAGTACGTTAACTAAGATAGATTCATTAAGAAGTGTTACAAAAGTATTAAAACGTAGTGGTGAAACATCTTTTTCAGAAAAAGAAGAAAACACATACGAATTTAGTTTTTCTAGCACATACCCTGTAGAAAGATCATTTGGTACTGAAATACTAAGCCATGACGAAGGTGCAATAGATTTTGGAAGGTTAAATGGTGGCGTAGCACCAGTGTTATGGAATCACAATATGGATTCTGTTATAGGTATTGTTAGAAACGCATATCTTGATAAGGAAAAGAAAAAAGGAAGGGCAGTTGTTGAATTAAGCAGAAATGCAAAGGCACAGGAGGTAAAAAGAGATATAGATGATGGCATTTTAAGTGCAATTAGCGTAGGCTATCGCATTTTAGAAATGGAAGAACGTGAAATAGATGGAAATAACGCATTTTTAGCTACAAGATGGGAACCACATGAAGTTTCTGTAGTCGCATCACCTGCTGCACCAGATGTAGGCATATCTAGAGGATTAATTGATGAAAACACTATGCCTAGTGTTGAAAAACAAGATATGATAGACAGTAAGCGTGTATACGCAGCGTCTACTGACGCACAACAGCCCAATTCTAAAAAACAATCAACTATGGAAAAAGAGCAACTTGATCTAGAAGTTGTGCGTAGTGAAGCTACTAAAAAAGCAGCATCAGCAGAACGCA